GTTCCGATCAACCCTTGCCATGTATATGGAAGGTTTACCCAAAGAGTATCGAATCCCGCTTCTTGCCCACAATCGGAATCAGCTTTCCCTCAAGAACCGCAGCCGTCTTTTTTATCAAGTCGCTGGGCTTAGAGCAAAAGGTTCACTTGGTCGTGGAAAAGCTATCACATACCTACATGGTACGGAAACAAGTTCTTGGGGAGATGAAGAAGGACTAGCTTCTTTATTGGCTTCGTTAGCGGAAACCAATCCAGATCGGATGTACTTGTTTGAATCGACTGCCCGTGGCTTTAATATGTTCCACGATATGTATGTCACCGCTAAACGGGCTAGAACGCAAAGAGCCATTTTCTGTGGCTGGTGGCGCAATGAACTCTACAGCCTTGATCCTGATGGTCAAACCTATAAGGTGTATTGGGATGGCAAGCTCACAGGCGAAGAAAAAGAGTGGGTAAAAGACATTAAAAAACTCTATGACTTTGAAATTAATAGCCGTCAAATAGCCTGGTGGCGCTGGAAACTCTATGAAGGCATTAAGGATGACAGCTTAATGTACCAAGAGTTCCCGCCTACCGAGGACTATGCCTTTGTGATGACGGGTACTTCTTTCTTTTCTAATGCGAGGTGTACCGATGCCGTCAAAAAGATTAAGCGTATGGATTGTGAGTACTTTCGATATAGCTTTGGAGTTAACTTCCAAGATACTGAAGTTCTTAAATCCACAGAAAGACTGGCTACGCTCAAGATTTGGGAGCAGCCTGTTGATACTGCTTATTATGTTATTGGCGCTGATCCCGCTTACGGTAGTTCTGATTGGGCTGATCGCTTCTGTATTCAAGTCTATCGGGTATATGCTGATGGGCTTGAGCAAGTAGCTTCCTTTGCAACATCGGAACTAAACACTTACCAGTTTGCATGGATCATTGCCCACTTAGCGGGTGCATACAAAAACTCTACCCTAAACCTTGAAGTCAACGGTCCAGGTCAAGCCGTGATTAATGAGCTAAAGAATTTAAGACGACAAGCTGCCAACATGGGTAGCGCATTAGGCAAAGACCTGATGGATGTGTACGCCAATATGCAAAACTACATTTGGCGCAGAAATGACACCTTGGGCGGAATATCGAACAGCATTGGCTGGCTGACTACCGCTGCTACCAAAGAACGGATGCTCACCTACATGAAGGATTACTTTGAGCGTGGCATGATGGACATTTACGACATGGACACCATTGAAGAAATGAAAACCATGGTGCGTGATGGTGGCTCAATCTTGGCTTCTGGGCGTAATAAAGATGACCGAGTAATTGCGTCTGCTTTGGCGTGCGCTGCCTTTGCCGAGCAAGTACAACCTAGGCTAATAGCCCAAAAGATTACCCGTAATATCTCACGGGTGCAAGACGACTTTACTCCAGAGCAATTAACCGTTGGGCGTAATGTATCGGATTACTTAAAACGCATTGGGGTGTATGGACAATGAAACCCACGATTCCAAAGCGTGATTTAAAAATTATCATGCACCGATTTTTGTCAGACAAAGATCGAGGAATTAGTATTCCTTTGTTTTCGGATTTGTGTGGCATATCCATTAACCAGATACGGGATGTGTTTTTAAACAACACCGAACCCTTGAGTGAGTATGTGCAAAGGCGGGTTAGCAAAGCGTACAACGAGTGGAAAGATGGCGAAGTTGCCATTATGCAAAACCGAGATACCAGCAAGTTTTTGCAGTACCGCAAAGAATCCAAGCCAGCTTTAGAGAAAGTAACCAAGTTGCAAGTGGTTAATGGAGAGATTAAGATTAAGTTAGGTATTAATAAGAAGTATGATTATTCAGATAGTACATTAGATGAACAGTTAGGAAGGGGATGATATGGCTGTAAAAAATGATTACAAATGCCCAACACACGGGTACTTTGAAAGCAACAAGGCAAAATGCCCAATGAAAGGATGTCAAGATGAAGTTTTTATCGTTTTTCTCCAAGCTCCAGCAATGCTTTCAGCAAAAACTCGGTTTACCGACAAGTCAACCAAGCAACTTGCCATCGAGTTTGATATGTCAAACATCAAAACCACCAGAGAAGGCGAAAACCAAAGCGGATACCTTACCCGTAAAAACAAGTTCTCCGAAAAAGAATACGCAGAAGTCGAAAAGTACGCTACCCGCAAAAGAGGTAACAAGGACAAGCTCAAACCTGAATCGATCCCGCAAGCGCAGCCAAAAGAAGCCCGCCCTGGTGATTCAGCGATCTGGGGTGGCGGATTCCAAGGACTAAATATGCAATCCCTACTTGCTGGTCGAGGTATTCAACCAGTACGGGATGAAGCGGTGGGCTTGACACCTTCTCAAGCTGGCATACAATCAGGACCTAGGGTTGATCCAAAATCTACTCTGCGTGATCCTGACAACTTAAAGATTAAGACATGAGAATCCCATCAAACGCACAAGAACGAGAAGATTTTTATTTAGAAACCTTGCAAAAATGCTTGGTATCCAAGGAGGAAAGGCGGGCGGATTACCATACCCTACGGGCTTATTACTTGTTTGGCGCTGGTCCAGAAGAACCGCCAGCCTACTTTAATAAAATTAATCCACACCTTGACCAGCTTTCTTCTTTCTTGTATTCGGCAGACACTACCCGCTTTTCCATTCAGCTTGGTGCGTCAGTCAATCACATTGAACACCGCAAAACACCATCGTTAACCAATGCCTTAAATGATGAGTGGCTAAATTCCAATGCCGACCAAGTGTTCTCGCAAGCCTTAAATTGGTCTTTGGTGTACAACACCACTTATCTGAAGTTAGTTGTAAATAACGGCATACACCCGTACATGATTGAACCATCCTCCGTAGGCGTGCTGCGGGAGGATACCCCTTATACAGACAGGCAAGAAGCCATCGTTCAGACTTATTACATTACTAAATCGGACCTCTACGCCCGTCTGTATTCCCATCCCAAGCGGGATGAGCTAGTCAAGCGTGTTACGACTGGCTCTGGTCCACAAGATAGCGACATCCCTGATGCTGTAAACCGCATTGTTACAAGCCAAACCAACCCAACCATTTACGGTAATGTGAACATGGATTTGTATGGCGAGATGCGCTATCAAGCCAGATTAGCCGAAGATACCGTTGAAATGCACGAATTATGGGTATGGAATGATGATATTGGTGACTATCAGGTGGTCACAATTGCCCAGCCCAATGTAATTATTTACGATAGACCTGGCGAATCCTTGTTTATGAAGGGTGAATGTCCATTTATCCAGCTCTGTCCGAACCCTTTATACGATTATTACTGGGGTGAATCGGAGTGCCAGAAGCTCATTTTGCTTCAATCCTTGCGCAATAACCGCATGACCGAGATTTTAGACTTACTCAGTAAGCAAGTTAGCCCTCCTACAGCCCTGACAGGCTTTACAGGAATACTCGATGAGAAGAATTTTGCCTTAAATCGGGCGGGTGGACTGCTTGCTAGCGATATGCCTAACGCTAAAGTGGATCGTTTAGCACCGAATTTGCCCAATGATTTGTTTGATATGTTGCGAGAAATTGATGCGATGTTTGCCGAGGTATCAGGAATCTCCAATGTTCTGTCTGGGCGTGGCGAATCAGGCGTTAGAAGCCAAGGTCATGCTAGCCAATTGGCACGATTAGGTAGCTCACGGGCTAAGAAACGGGCATTAATTATTGAGGATGCGCTAGAAAAGGTTGCTACCATGTACCTCAAGCTCATGCAGTTCTATGATCCTACCCATTACACCGATACTGAGGGTAATCCCTTTATTGCAGACCAATTTACACGGGATTTTGTGGTTAAGGTCGATGCCCATAGCAATAGCCCAATCTTTACCGAAGATTTAAAGAACTTAGCGTTTAACTTGTTTAAGGCTGGAGCAATTGACCAAGAAGCATTGCTTGATATGCTAGAACCTCCAATGAAGCAGTTGTTAAAAGATAAATTAAAGACTAAGATGGCAACAGGTGGTGGTGGAAGCCTACCCGCTTCTGCAACCTCAGGTGGTCCAAGTGAACCAATGGTGGGGTAAATATGGAAAATCAACAGATACAACCAAGAGCCGATCAGCCGATTGTAAGTACGGAATCCCTCAAGCGAGGTGATGCACCAGCCCAATTGCAGTATCGGAATCAAGGATTTCAGAATTACTCTCGTTCACCTAGTACACGGGTGTACGGGCGTGATGTGCGTTAACTTTTTAAGGAGATTGATATGTACGGTAAGAAAATGAAGCGTGGTCGCAAAGCCTGTCGATAAGTTCCTTCACGGGATTTCCTAGGGTAGCGGGAATTAAAATACAGCTACCCACTTGACAACTTATAGATTAGGTTTAATCTATGCAGTAATTTGATAGGAAAAATGTATGGCTGTGCCACAACAAGACCTGATGAAAATGATTAGAAGCCAACGGGATGGAGCAACCCCAGGCGGAATGGTCGAAGTAAAAGATGAAGAAGCCGTGCTGTCCGATGTGACAACCCCACCCATGGCAGCTCCCATGTCAACACCCGAACCCAAGATGGGCAGTAAAGAATCCGCTATGTTGAATTTATCCATGGCGATGGATTTGCTCAATCAAAGTTTGCCTGGCATTGGTGTGAACTCTGCTGAAGGCAAGCGTGTCTTAGATGCAATCCGTGTGATTACAGGGATTCTTGGACCAAACAAAGAGCGTACCGATGAATTGCAACCGACTGAAATTTTAAATATGTTGCAAACTTTACCTCAAGCGGGTGGCGCAACACCTGAGAGTAAAGCAATGACCTCTGCGCCAGCGATTCCTGGCATGATGCCAACCCCGCCAGCAATGCCTAGCGGTGGCGGTATGCCATTACCTCAACCCATGTAAAGGAAATTATTATGGAACTGTTTAAACCCCGTGGTGCTTCTGCTCCTCGCAAACCAACCGACAACAACCAAAAGAACGGACAAGTAATCAATACTCCCCGTTATTCTCAATTTGGTGGCTTGTCTGCATCAAACAAAGCTGGTAGCAAAAACATGATGACCATGAGCCAGCCTGGTGATACCAAAAAAGTCATCTAACGAAAAAAGGGGATAAAGATGAGCTTAGAAGATATTAGTTTAGAACAGCGGGATGAATTAGCCCTCTTGATGAAAGAGTTGGCTGAGAATCCTTCTACTCGTAAAGAAGCATTGCGTTTAACAAAACGCTTGCGCCCAAACTTGCCCATACCTGAACTCGAAATCGAGGACTATACTGAGCAAAAAGTAAGCGCTGCTGAAGATCGGGTCATGCAATTGGAAGCCAAGCTGAAAGAAAAAGAAGCGTTGGAAGAATTGCAAAAGCGCAGAGATAGATTGATTAAAAAAGGTTTGGCTAGTTCGGATGATGATATTCAACAGATCGAGAAAATTATGCTTGAGAAGAACATATCAAACCACGAAACGGCTGCCGAGTATTTTGATTGGATGAAACAAGCTGCTGTGCCTACACCATCTGGCTATAACCCAAGTCCGTTAAAAGGTTTTGACCTGAATAACTATTGGAAAAACCCAGTACAAGGTGCTAGAAACGAAGCAGCAAAAGCATTGGCTGAATTGCGTAAAAACACTCGACCAATTGGTATTTGAAGTTTGCAGTAATAGGGGATATTTAGATTTTTGTTTGGAGATAAACTATGCCTATAGGCGGCGGTATTCTTCCAGCAGCGGGTACATCGCAATATAACGAACTTACTTATGTAACTCGTAGAGCGTTTATCCCCAAACTGGTCGTACAACTTTATAACAGCACACCCTTGATGGCTGCGTTGATTGCAAATAGTCAACAGGCTTCAGGTGGTGTATCCCAGGTAACTGTGCCAGTACAAGGCGCTCAGTTCGTTAACGCACAATGGTCTGATTACTCTGGTAGCTTTACGCAACCATCAGTACAGCAAGGTGCATATAACGCTGAGTTCAACCTTAAACTGATGATTGCTCCTGTACCATTCCTCGGGATGGAAGGTGCTGTACAGCAAGACTATGCAATTATTCCTCTCATTGAAGCTCGTATGAACGATGCAACCAATGTGATGATGGATGCAATGGCGACTGCTTTGTACACCAACTACACGAACACTCAACAATTTATTGGTTTGCCAGGCGCAATTGACGATGGTACTAACATGGGTACATACGGTAACATTAACCGTAGCACCTATACTTGGTGGCAATCGAAGGTTTACAACGCTGGATCAGTCAACCCAACTCGTCAAAATATCCTTCAGTACATTTCTGGAACTGTTAAAAACGGTGCAGAAGTGCCTACTTTTGGTGTTTGCGGATTTGGTACTTGGACACTATTGGCTCAAGACTATGTTGGTCAAGAGCAGTATGTGATTACCCCAGGTAGCGGTTTTGACAGCGATACCAATGGACCACAAGCAGCTTTCCGTGCTTTGATGGTCGCTGGTGTACCTATTTATCCAGACCCTTATTGCCCAGAAGGTGTTGTCTATTTCATTAACTCAAACTACTTGAGCTTGTATATTCACGATCAAGGTAGCTTTGTGTTTACTGGATTTGAAAGCACTCTACCAAACTGGCAGATTGGTTATGTTGGCGCTGTCTTGATGATTGCCGAATTGGTAAGCACCAAGCCGAAGTCAATGACCAGAGTGTCTGGCTACAACTCTATTTCTTTATAAGGAGAACTAGTCATGGCACTCGGCTTAAATAAAATCCTGATCTCAGGTAGCGCAACCAATACGCCTGGCGCATATTGGCAGCTTACAACCATTGCTGCAACTACCGCTGGTACAACCGTTCCCGCTGGTACTTACATCATGTTTGCAACTGCTAATGTGATTATCCAAGCAGTATCGGCATATAACACAACTACAAGCACAGCAACCTACAGCAATGTGGGCGCTATTAATGTGGGTGGTGTTGTAATCTCTGATGGTGTAAATGTCCGCTTGCTAGCAACTACCAACGCTACAGTAACCTTGGCTACTGTAAACGGTGGTGAAGCTGCTTCTGGCACTTACAACGATTAAGGAGAGAAACAATGGCTAACCCCAACGCAGTAGGTAATCTTTACCTAAACAGTTTTGGATACGGCTTGATTGGAAAATTAACTGCGCAATCCCTAGCAACAACGGGAACTGCGCAGATTACGATTCCTCTCGTATCAGGCGGGTTAACCAACGGTGGTGCAACTGGCAATTCTGGTGGGGTGATTATCCGTCAAGTCACGGTGCAAAACCCCTCTGGAACTGTTGCAAGTGCAGATATTGGTATTAGTATCTCTAGTGCTGGAAACATGGGAGCAGCCAATGTGGTTGTTGCCAATGTAACCTTAACGGCAGTAAGCGCTGCTGGTAAATACCAAG